GTCAAGTACTCTATCCAGCTGTAAAACTTTACGTTTACTTTGGATACCGTGGCGCCACTGTAATCCTGATACTGCGATCAGGAATTAACTGCTTCAAATAGGTCATCATCATCAATATGCGCATAACGTAGCGTTGTTTGAATTTTACTATGACCCAACATCTTTTGCACCATAGCTATGTTTTTCGTCTTGCGTAACAAGCGAGTGGCACAGCTATGTCTTAACGTGTGCAGCACAAACTGTTCGTCATGTTCAAGACCAATGTCCTTTTTGGCCCTACACCAAAAATAATATAGACGCCAGTCTTCTATGTCGAACGGAACAAACTCGTTTATGAGAGCTTTTGCTCGCGGGGTCATAGGGACCGACCGCGGTTTACCTGTCTTGGTTTTCCAGAGACGTAACCAGTCTCCGTCAATGTTGTCAGGTTGCAAATTTAATAGCTCCCCCCGCCTCAAGCCAGTATCAATCAAGATAATGACTGCTGCGCGAGCTTGCTCGTACATATGCAGTTTTTGAGGATTTGTGCATTTGTTTATGCGTTCTTGCATAACTCGTAATAAGTCATGCTCCTCTTGTTCTGTAAGCCACCGCACTCTGTGCTGATTTTCAGTCTTCCAGGTAAAGTGCGGCTTTTTTTCAAGCCACTCACGCTTGTAAGCGTAATCAAGCACACTATGCAGCACACTTAAGTTTCGATTAATTGTACTGTTTGTAAGTGGTTTACCTTTATGCGATATTGTATTCTCAAGCTGGATAACAAACTTATCGATCATTTCTGTATTGATCTCATTTATGTCTGGATCGTTGAGATACTTTACCGCACGACTTAATTGTGACTTAAAAATATCGATGCCTTTACAGTCTTTCCATAAAGGTTCGATACATTTGTCGTTAAGTTGCGACAGTTTCATTTTAATTCCTTTCCATGAAATCAAAAAACACCGGTCCACAGTGTGAACCATGGAGCAGTGTTTTTTGCGTCTGAAAGGGATTGAATTAATTATTTGCGTCCAAACTGTGAAACAGCCCAGCGGATGCCCATGCTGGCGCCTATAGCGCCCAAAAAGGCATATGTGTACCAACTCGGCGCGTGCTCATTTAAATGCTTCCAGCCTTGCGCGACATATTCTTGAGTCCACG